GAGAGCGATGGCGATGCCGCCCAGAACGGGCGAATCAACCACCTCGACAGCCTTCAGGCGGGCGTACTTGTAGCCCGCGCTGGCGAGTTCCTGCGCATCCACCTGGACGGCGTACATCTGCGAGGAGCCCGCCGTGGTGGCAAAACCGGCAGACGTGGCGGCCGTAACGGCACCCTGAACGTCGGTGCTGGTGATGGCCTTGTAGTAGAACGGAACGGCGGTGCTGTTGCTCGGCGTCACGTCGTCGCACGCTTCGACCGTGATGGTCGAGGTTCCCGTGGTACCGACGCCCTTGTAGACGAGGAAAAGCACGCCCTGGTGATTGGAGACATCGACAACATCCGATGCGACGGTTCCGGAAAAGGCATCGGCCACCGGATCGAGTCCCTTAATGAAGTGCTGATTTTGAAGTTCTTCGTAACGCATTGGTTTCCTTTTCGTTGTATGCGCGGGCGACTATGCGCCGCCCGCCCGGTGAAATTGGCTAGCTGCGGGTTTCAACGGTGACGAACGGCGACAGCGTGGCCGAACCCTTGTAGGGCGTGATCGGCTTGCGAATCATCGAGTGTCCGTTGAAGTCGAGGGACCATTTGAACGTCATCTCGTCGTAAATAAACCGGACGTGCATGGACTGAGCCGAGCGCAAAGCACCCTGCGAAATCGTCACGTACTTGGAGCAGTTAGCGAGAACCACGTCGCCGGCTGTGCCGAGGGCTTCAGCCTGTTCCACGATAATAACCGGGTAACCGAACAACGTCCCGAAGTACGGAGAGCCGGCCGCGTTGTTGTTCGGTAAAAACACCGGCTGCTGCCCAACAGTCATCAACGGCAACTGCCCGACAACGTTGCGATTGATGAACCACGCCACGTTATCACCCGGCTGCGCGTACAGGCGGGAAATCATGGACGTTGCGTTTTCAATCACGAAGGTGGCAGCGGTCTGGGCGGCCTTCTTGGTCACGGAAACCAAGAGCGAGGCGCCCTCGTAGCTCTGCGTCGAAAAGCCGAGGCACTGGCCGACGCCGGTACCGCGCCAAATTTCGTCATCTTTCATAAACGCCATTTCAGAGCCAAAAGCGTTTTCCAAGATCACGCTGGTAGCCGGCGCATTCCGCAACTGCCGCTCGGTCACGTAGGCCAGGCCCTTCAAGGTTTCGAGGCGAAGATCGTGGCGGGCAAACTTGGGCTTCGTTGCGGTCGGGGCGTCAGCCTCACCGGCACGAAAAACACGCACGCCGCCCCAGCGGGAGCCGGTGGCGCGGCTGGTTTCGTCGATGTACGGCAACTCAATTCCGTCGCTACCTTCGCCAATGGGGATGTCGAAGCACAGCGGCGCAATTTTGCCGACTTCAACGGACTTCGCAAGTAGCGCAGTCGAGAACTCAGTTCCGATCATGTAGGCGCCCTCGCTGGGGACGGTTGAGTTGACGCCAGAGGCGGCAAGATTGGTTTCAAGCAGGCGCTTGTCAATCTGCCCGCCAAGGCCGCCAAACGAGCGAGCCGGCGACTGGGCATAAGCGATAGCCGCCAACTGTTCGCCGAAGTTGGCGAACGGCCGCTTGGCTTCGTTGTCGCTCAAAACCACGGCAGGCTGCCGCGTGGCATTGGCCTTCGCCAGTTTTTCCATTTCCGCGTAGGCGTCAAGCTGCTGCTGCACTCCTGACTCTTCAGCAATGGCCGCCTTGGTAGCGGCAAGGTGTTCCGTGATGTTGTCGGGCTCGGCGACAGCGGTAAGCGCCTCGCGTTTGGCTTTGAGCGCGGCAAGCTGTTCAATCAGTTGCTTTTTCTTCATATGGGCTCCAGTGCGCGCGTCCTTACACCGGCATTTTCATGCCAGTGGCGCGCGTGTGTTGGTTGATATTCAGCGAGCGGATGAGCGGAGGCGAATGTATTCGTACTCGGCCCAAGCTTTGCTGTCGTCTGCTTCGCTGGCCGCGCCAGTGGGTGCAGAGAGGTCGATTGAGCGCAACCGCTCCAGGCGGCTGTCCTTGCTCAGAAACTTTGCTCCTGGATCGGCGCCGATGGGCACCACGGAGATTTCAAACGGCTTCCATTTGGTCGCCATGTAGTGCTTCCGCTTCTCTTCCGGTTTGGATACCAGTTCGAGCGATTGGATGGAGACGCCCATTGAAACATTCCGCAGAATGCCGTCCGTGATGTCTTGCCGGATGCCGGCGACGTCTTCGCGATTCGAGAATCGCAAACTGGCGACATAGCCGCGGCTGTTTTTGCTGGCCGATTCGACCACGCCGATGACGTCTTCAGCCTCTTCGGATTCGTGACCGTTGAGGACCGGCGAGGCCCCGCCATTCAGCGCGGAAAGATCAGCACCGGTCATGGAAAACGACAGGTCGTAGGTTTCCCCAGTCCACCAGTCGTAACGCTCCACCTTTGCGCCGGAATAGAAGACCACCTCGCGGATGAAATCTTCGGCAGGCGCTTCGGGCGGGGGCCCGGCGTCCATGGAGCAAACGACATAGCCCGGCGCCGCAAGGATTGATTCGAGGAGTTCTTTTTTCACTGCGCCACCGCCTTCTGTTGCTGTTGCCCGGCCATGGCCACCGGCATCATTGCGCCTTGGACCATGTACACCTCGCCGCCGTCGTATGGATTGCGATTGTCAATAGCGCGGATTTCGTTGGCGTTCAGGACGCCGATATTTCGCATGGCTGAAAGGTAAGCCGCGCGGCCCGCTGAATCGCCGCGCATGAGTGCATCCAAATTGAACTCGGCATAGAATACGGCGGACTCGCGCGGCCCGAATAGCTGCATATTGATGCGCCGTTCGATACGGGTGCATTCCGGGCGAATGGTGTTGGTTGCCCACTCAAGGCCCTGGTGCTCGATGTTGTTGTTGGTGGATCGCGCCAGTTCGCCGATCATGTGCAGTGGAACACGGTAGGCGCGGGCGATCTCTTCGATCTGAAATTTGCGGAGTTCCAGGTACTGCATGTCCGTGTGATTCACGGGTACCGTCTTAATCTCCATGCCGCCGTCAAGAATGCCCAGCTTCCCGGCGTTCTTCACGCCGCCGAAGCGCTGCATCATGTAGTCGAGGAGCTGGAACTTTGCCGGATCAGCAAGCGAGTTCGGCGACGTGATGTAAGCCATCGGCGCCGCATTGTTGCGGAAGTAGTTCGCTCCGTAGCTTTCGGCGCTGGCGGCAAGGTCAAGCGACTGGCGCATGTAGGCCAGCGGGCTCATGCCCTTCAGCCGCGTCACGCCGTCGTAGCCCATGCCGGGGATGTGGAGGATGTCTCCCTGCACGTACTCGCGCGTGACGGCGCCTTCGCGGTAAAGGAAGACCAGTAGCCCGGTTTCGGCGTCCTTTCGAACGTCCATGCGGCTGGAGTCGAGCGGGATCAGCTCGCGCACCTTGCCGCGGCCGTCGAGCTGGATGAGGGCGTAGAAGTTGCCGTCCGTGCAAAGGGACTGCTCGGCCACCTGCCAAAACTCAAACGCGCTCATGGCATCATTGGGCGCATCGTGCAGGAGATAGTACAGTTCGTGGTCCCGTGCTAGTTCGCGGCCATCGCCGGTGCGCCGGAATACCTGGCAGGGCAGCGAACCGATGGTTTCCGAGCGCAAGCGCACGCAGGCGTTCAACGCATTGATGCGAAGGGCAGACTCAGTGCTATCGAACTGACCGAGAAATGAGCCAAATGACGGCGCTACTGAGCGGTACCAGAAGTCAGAATCAGGCGGTTCAGAAGCTCCGAGTTTAGTTAGTAGTTTGCCAAAAAGGTTCAAGATTGCCTCCTTCCCATATGGATTTCATCGGCTGGCCGATAATCGCAATCCCCGTCGCCATCGCCATCGCAATAACCGGGTCGATTCGCTTCGAGTTCTTCATCCGCTCGGGCTTCACCGGCTTGATGAGGTCGCCCGGCGCCTGCGTGATCTGTGTACAGTCCACAGACCAGCGGACCAGCGGTGACCCTTCGTGGATGGCGGCCCGGTCATACACCAGCTTTTCAAACCGCCTGCAGGCCGGGCTCATTGACTGGTAGCCCTGCCCGAAGTCGATCACGTCTAAGCCAGCGTCCTGCAATTCGCGGGCGGTATCGCGCGCCCCGTAGCGGTCAAACGCTATGGCCTTGATGTCGTACTCGTCGGCCAGTTCTTTGATGTGGGCGGTGACATAGCGCCAGTCGGTTGTAGTTCCCGGAGTAAGCCGGATTTGGCCGTCAGCCGCCCACTGTGCATAGGGCACGCCGTCGCGTTTGCTCCGGTCCTCGATACGCTCGCCTGGCAGGTATGCCCAGACTTTGTAGTAAACTTTTTCGCCCACCGGCCAGCACAGCGCGAATGCCGTGAGGTCGTGTACCGCGGCGAGGTCGAGCCCGCCGTAGCAGGGATATCGGCGAAGTTCCGCCCAGTCAATCGGCGTCGGTGAGGCACAGGCGTCCCATTCGTGAATCGGAATCCATTGGGTTTCTGCCGAGGTCCACTGATTGAGGTACAGGCGCCGGAACTGGTTTTGCAGGTCCGGGCGGGCCATGGCCTCGTCAAACTTGCGCTCGTACTCTTCGATCTTTTGGTGGCCGGTTTCAAGCAGCGGCAGCGCCAACGGCCAGAGCTTTTTATCGGTCCAATCGGCGTCCTTTGGGACTTCGTAGATCAGCGGCAGGTAGGAGGGGTCCGTGACATCGCCCGAGAGAACCCGCTTCGCGTACTCATATTCCCGGTAGCAGATAGTTTCCTGATTGCTGCCGGCCGTCGTGATGATGATTTCCAGCGGCTCCCGGCGTGACATACTGCCGGTGGTGAGCGCGGCCAGTAGCTCCTGCTCGGCTGATCCCCAGGCGTGCAGCTCGTCAAAAACAACAAGCGAGGGATTGTAACCGTGCTTCCCCTTGCCGTCAGCGGATAGCGCCCGGATAATCGAGCCGGTTTCCCGATGGACAATCTTTTTCTGCGATAGCGTCGGCTCGACCAACTCCAACAGCGCTGGGTTCGTGCGAATCATCGACCAGATGGCCTCGAAGCAGATCGACGCTTGCGGCGCGTCGGTTGCCGCCATATAGAGTTCTTGCTCGGGCTCCGGGTCTAGGAAAAATACGATCAGCGCGATTATCGCGGCGGTCTGTGTTTTTGCC